CCTTCGCTTTACCGCTATTGCACGACTTCCCGTTGCGGTAACGAAAAGTCGTGGTACTATTCGTTACAGATTGACCGTGTAACAATAAATCATAGGTGTATGTATGACAAAGAAAATTGGTGCGCCGAAGAAGGATGTAACGCTAACTGTGAAGGAGCGGGTTCGGCTTTGCCGTGAGCGTAAGCGTAATGGTATTCAAACCGCTGTCGAACCTCCCGCGCCCAAGCCGCCCAAAGCCGTCAAAACTCGCAAACAACGGTCTGATTCGGTGACTGCTGCTGTTTTGTCCTTTGAGACAGCCACCAAGAAGCAGCACATGCCGCCTATGCACATGAGGCTGCCGGATGGGGCGATGGATTACTGGTTCGGGATAATGGAAACCCGCAGCCTGGATGACTGGACTGCGCCGGAGCTGGTCATTGCGGCGAACTTGTGCAAACTGAATGTCCTGCTTGAGCATGAGGAAATGGAGCTGGAGGCCGAGGGCAGCATCCTGATGGACTACAACGGCAAGCCGATGATGAATCCCCGGGCCACGTTCGTCGAGAAGCTCCATGCGCGGAAGCTGGCTACCATGAGGTCTTTGCGGATGGGCGGACAATCTGCCGGGACTGCACGGGATTTGGCTGGCGGGCGGGTGATTGACGGCAAGGTACGGGAGGTGAATAACATGGTGGATGAATCTGACGGGTTGCTGGCATGAGCTGGTCAAAAGAATCATCCACCGCAAGGGGTTATGGCTACGCTTGGCAGCAACTACGCCTTCGCGCCCTTGAGCGGGACAATGGCCTGTGCCAGATATGCCTGAAGGCCAAAATCATCACTGTTGCGGACGCGGTTGACCACGTTATCAGCAAGGCCGAATGCAAGCGGCGCGGCACGAGGTCGGATTACCTGGACAATCTGCAATCTATCTGCAATCCATGCCACGAGCGCAAGACAGCGGAGGAGACGGGCAGGTCTGGGGAGCCGAAGCAGGTTATTGGCTCAGATGGCTGGCCTAAGTGAAGAAGCTCACCCGTGGCGAGCGTGTCTGCGCGTTTATCGAGGAATTCTGCATTGCACCTGAAGGCGACCTTCGTGGCAAGCCAATCAAACTGGACGCATTCCAGCGCAAATTCATCATTGAGATTTACGACAATCCGAACGGGACGCACTCGGCGTACCTATCAATCGCCAGAAAGAACGGGAAAACTGGACTGATCGCCGCGCTGCTGCTGTGCCACCTGTGCGGTGTAGAAGCGGTGCAGAACAGCCAGATTGTGTCCGGAGCGCAGTCAAAGGAGCAAGCCGCCGTTGTTTTCGAGCTGGCGCGCAAGATGGTCGAAATGTCGCCCAGATTGCGCGCCGTGGTGCGAATTCAGCCTACTGGCAAGCGGCTGATAGGGCTGCGCAAGAACGTCCTGTACCGGGCGCTCGCCGCAGAAGGCAAGACGGCGCACGGACTTTCCCCGATTCTGGCTATCCTGGACGAAGTTGGGCAGGTAGTCGGGCCGACGGACAAGTTTGTCGAAGCCATCACCTCGGCGCAGGGCGCGTATGCCAATCCGCTGCTGATCGCCATCTCTACCCAAGCCCCGACCGCCAACGATATGTTCAGCACATGGATTGACGCGCAGAAGAATGCACCAGATCCGCGCATTGTGTGCCATGTGTACGAAGCGCCGGACGATTGCAGGTTGGACGACCGCGAGGCATGGGCTGCGGCTAACCCGGCGATGGGCGTGTTCCGGTCGATTGCCGACATCGAGAAACAATGCAAGCAGGCGATGGACATGCCGGCCAACGAGCCAGCCTTCCGCAACCTCATCCTGAACCAGCGCGTCGAAGCCGAATCGCCATTCATACCCCGTTCTGTCTGGGAGGCCAATGGTGCGCACCCCGGCGACAAGCCGACCGGCAAGGTCTGGTGCGGACTTGACCTGTCAGCAGTAGCGGATTTGACTGCTTTCGTAGCTGTTGATGAGAATTTTGGCGTATTTCCCACTTTTTGGCTCCCGCATGAGGGTTTGCGCGAGAAAGCGCGTAAAGAGAAGGTTCCTTATGATTTGTGGAGCCGTGAAGGATTACTGCTCACCACGCCCGGAAAGGCCATCGAATACGAGCATATTGCCAAGTTTTTGAGGGTATTTTTCGATGAAAATGACGTGCAGAATGTGGGATTTGACAGGGCGCTGATGAACTTTTTGACGCCGTGGCTGGTAAAATCAGGCTTTTCTGACGACGAATTGCTGAAATTTATCGCTTTCGGGCAGGGAACGCTCAGTATGACACCTGCTTTGAGGGAATTAGAGGTAAAACTGTGCAATCACCAGTTGAAACACGGTAATCATCCGATTATGAACATGTGCTGCGCTAACGCGAAGGTTACCGGCGACAGCGGGGCGCGCAAGTTTGACAAGAAGAGGCAACGTGGCAGAATTGACGGAATGAGCGCCCTGGCTAACGCAATCGGGGTTATGCCGACCGAAGTTGAAGGTGGGACGAGTTTTTGGGAGACAATCGCTTGACACGATCCTGAAAATCAGGATAATCAAATGGTCGGTTGCAGGAGTGCAGGTAAGGGTTAGATGCTTATCTCATTTAACCGCCGACATCACTCATTCAAATCAGATAAGGATAGATCATGAAACCTCTCGTATCGCTAAAACTTTTTGCAGAAAATCACGTTGATGGCGTAAGTAAGACAACGCAATTTGCTGTTGACCCGCGCTTGATCGAAGTCGAGGCAGATTTTAATGCCCGACCGCTCGACCCTGAACACGTTGCATCTATCAAATTGGCGTATGGCTCTGGAGCAATCCTGCCGCCGGTATTTGTGCGCGTGGACAATGGCATCATCATTATGGTTGACGGGCATCACCGGCTCGCCGCTGCACTGGAATTGATTGCCGAAGGCAACGATGTATTACGCCTAGACGCGATACAATTCCGTGGTAATGATGCAGACCGCATCGCGCACATGCTCACCAGTAACGCCGGGAAGAACCTAACTCCGCTGGAAATGGGTGTGCAATACAAAAAACTATCCGCATTCGGCTGGAAATCATCCGAAATCGCTGCGAAGGTCGGGAAATCACGAGGCCACGTTGACCAGATGATTGATTTAGCCGGGGCGAACAGCGACGTTCACGCCATGATAAAGCGCGGCGAGGTATCGGCGCATATCGCACTCAAAACAGTCAAGAAGCACGGCAGCAAAGCCGGTGCTGAATTAGCGACCGCGCTGGATAAGGCGAAGGCTGGCGGCAAGGCAAAAGTGACGAACAAAACCATCGCACCAGTCAACACCAATACTCAGGATGCGGCTCGCTATCGCTGGTTGCGTGATGCAGGAAAACGACTTGAATACTACGGCAATACAGCAGAAGAAGTAAACGAGGCTATTGATTCAGTCATGTAGCTTGTTGCCTTTAACCAATCCATGATACTATCGCGCAAATTCATATCTGTCCGAGGTGCGCGATGCGGCGACATATTCCTGATATTCTGGCGGTAATCGGCGCGGCACTTGTTTCCTACGGCGCATGGACTGCGTATCAACCGGCTGGATTTATTCTGGCAGGCACATTCTGCATTTTCATCGGCTCGCGGATCGCTAAAGCATGAGCCTACTCTTCCCAACATCACGCAAAGCAGGTTCGACAATGGACTTGCTGCGCGAGGCTCTATACGGGTATCCGTCGGCAACCGGAAAGAACGTAAACTCGACTACTGCGATGCAGGTATCTGCCGTGTTCGCGGTGTGCCGGGTGTTGGGTGAAGGTGTAGCACAAGTTCCGCTCAAGCTGATGCAGGAAACAGGCAAGACGCGCAATCCTGCGAAAGATCACCCGCTGTACAACATCCTCGGCTCATCGCCAAACGAATTTCAGACTTCATTCGAGTACCGCGAGACCGTAGTCTGGCACGCTGTACTGTGCGGAAATCACTACAGCTTCATCAATCGCGGCTCACGCGGCAAAATTCTCGAATTGCTCCCATTCCGCCCTGACCAGGTTACTGTCAAGCGTGACAAAGAATGGGGGCTGACTTACGAAGTGCATTCCGATGACGGGCAGATTCAGATATTCCCCAAGGAGGCCATCTGGCACGTCAAGGGGCCGTCGTGGAACGGCTGGCAAGGTTTGGAGTGCGTCAAGATCGCCCGTGACGCTATCGGCCTTGCAATGGCGACCGAAGAGGCTGTTGCCCGGCTGCACAAGAACGGCGTGAATGCTTCCGGCGTGTACGCTGTTGAAGGCAACCTGAACGACGAGCAATACAAGTCGCTGGCGAAGTGGATTGACCGGCACATATCCGGCTCGGAGAACTACGGCAAGCCGATGATTCTCGACCGGGCGGCGAAGTGGACACAGACTTCCATGACCTCGATTGACGCGCAATCGCTTGAGACGCGCCGGTTCCAGATTGAGGAAATATGCCGTTTCGCGAGGGTGTCACCGATAATGGTGTACGGCAGCGACAAGTCAAGCACTTATGCCGGAAGCACGGCGAACTTTCTTGCCCATCTTGTCCACACCCTTGCACCTTGGTATATGCGTCTCGAACAATCAATGGACAAGAACCTGCTTACCGAGAAAGAACGTGCCGAAGGGTATTACTTCAATTTTGTTGAAGAAGGACTGCTTCGCGCATCTGCGCTTGAGACGAAAGACGTGTTGCTCGGCTACGTCAACGGCGGATTGATGACCCCGAACGAAGGCCGCGCCAAACTGGACATGAACCCGATTGATGATGGCGATTCGGACGAACTGCGGATACCGGCGAACATTGTAGGGGAAATTCCTACAGAAGACGCAGCGCCAGAGAAGCCGGTCGGCGACACCGAGGACGCGAAGGCGATCAAGTCGCTGGAAATCGAACTCAAGACATTGCGCGACCGCCCCGCCCCGCAGCCGATCAATGTTGATGCCAGGACTACCGTTACCATGCCGGAAATGAAAATGGGCGATACCCACATCACCACGCCGGAGGTAAAGGCTGGTGCAGTGAACGTGCAGGTTGACTCGCCAGTAACGCACGTTTCCGCCGCCGCGCCGACGATTAACGTTGAACCATCGCCTGTGCAATTCAAGGCAGGCGACATCACCGTGATGCCCGCCGACGTGAATGTCCACCTCCCTGCGCGCAAGACTGACACTATCATCGAGCGTGATGTGTACGGTGCTATCGTCGCCGCGAAACAACTGGAGCAGGACGTATGAGCGATGGAAGTATAGGCGTACCAACTACGCCGCCTGACGTTGGGCAATCGCCTGTTGATTGTGAGGTGATGCCAACTGGGAAATACCGCCAGCGCATCAATGCGCACGTGTATTACATGCAACATGGCACGACAACGCCGACTCCCGTGCAAGGTGCTGACGGCTGTTTTTTCACAATGGATTATCTGACTGCAATTGGATCAGGCTATATCGCAGGTCACACGCCATTTCATTCTATCGGATATAACGCAGATATTGCGTCTGTCCGCGAGGATATTTGCGAATGGGGTGGAACATATATCCCCCCTCCATCTGCTGGAATGCAGATGCGACTTGTATCAACGAGCGCATCGGACAATGGCATCACTCATGATACGGGGGTTTGGTCGGTCGAAATAAATTACTTGGATCATCTTGGTATTGAGCAAATAGAAACTGTGGTGATGAACGGAACAACACCAGTAGACACGGTTGCGACAGACATTCGCCGGGTAAATTATTTCCATACGGCAACAGCCGATATAGCCACAACAGGAGAAGGGCATGCGGCGGGCAATATAACACTGAAGAATGTCGCGGGTACTGCAACATACGCACAAATTACTGCTGACGGAAACTTTTCACGGCACGGGTTTTTTACGATTCCTGCTGGAAAAAAAGGGCGATTAACTGGTGCTTACGTTGGGGCAGGTGGATCAACCTCTGGACGATTTATACGCATCATGTTGCGCACTACAACAAGTCACGACGGGGTGCTTACACCGGGTATTTTCCAGTTCAAGCGCATGTGTTTGGCAGTTGATGCAAGCATTGTCGTGCCATTTTCTATACCAATAAATATCCCTGCGCTGACTGATATTAAATTTTCAGCTATTGATGAAAATGGTAGCCAAGTTTCAACATATGTCGAAGGCTTTTTTGAGGATGCATAATGCTACTCGCGCTCTGGCCTGCATTCATGTACAAACCGCATCCGGTTGCAATGAATCCGCCTATGCTGATACCATTGCGCAAGCCGTTCGAGTCGCACGAGGTATTCCCGCAAAGGATACCGTTGAAAGTTGACAAGTTGCGCGACGATGATTCATTATTTGTGATATTGTTGATGTAAGAGGTGCAAAATGAACAACCTGAAGGCTGTATCGCGCAACGACAACGAGCTTCGCGTGAGCAATTACATGGTGCTTTTCGGTGGAAAAGACCTTGAAGGTGATTTCTTTACTCCTAAAACTGAATTCAAGAGCAGCTATACCGACATCGGTACTCTGTACGTTGACTTTGAGCACGGGCGCGACAATGAAAAAACAGGCAACACGCAGGATAACCTGCTTGGCATTGTTGACTGGAAGTCTGCCAGAATTGACGATGTAGGCATATTTGTTGAGCGCATCCTGAATCGCCGCTCTGAATATGTGAAGCATCTTGAAAAGCTAATTGATGCCGGGATTGTTGGAACATCAAGCCAGGCCATATCTTCCGGTGTGCATAAAAAGTCAAATGGAGAAATCATTGATTGGCCTCTGGTGCGCGATTCGCTTACCGTAACACCGATGGAACCGCGCATGGTTGGCGAGAACGTGCTTGCAGCCGCGAAAGCATTGGCCGAAATGTATCCTTCGAGCAAATCGCTGGCAATGATTACTGGTGGTACGATTACAGATAACACATTGGCAATCGAGCACATGAAAAGTTTGGGTGATGCTGAAAACCGCCTGCGTGATGCAGGGTTCAGCCGATCCGAAGCCACGGCATTCGTGTCGCGGGTAAAGCGTCTCGGACAGGGTGATCCTGACGGGGACAATGCTGTAAAAGCACTCATCGAAGCGGTTAAACGCCGCAACGAGGCGCTGATGATGTAGTAATTTTATCCACCCGCTCATGCCGTGATGGCAGAAGCAAGTTCGCAAACCTTTGCGGATTCCCATTGAAGGAGCATTACCATGTTAGACGACATCAAAGCAGTCACCGAACTCGTCCAGAAGCAGGGCGAGACTTTCGAGCAATTCAAGAAGGCAAACGACGCACTGTTGGCAGCAAAAGCCAGCGGTGAATCCATTTCCGACATCCAAGCCAAACTTGCCGCAATCAACACAGACTTTGCAGAACAGCGCAAGTCGTTCGATGAGCTGGCGAAGAAGGCAAGCCGTCCTGGTGCCGGCACAGCAGAAGAAAAGTCTGCCGACCAAGTGGAACACGCCAAGGCATTCGACCGCATGTTGCGCAAAGGCCGTACCGACGGGCTGGAAGAAATTCAAGCAAAGGCCATGAACACGCAATCCGACCCTGATGGTGGTTACACTGTGCTTCCAGAAATGGATCGCAACATTGACCGCTTCCTGGGCACGGTGAGCATCATGTCCCGCCTTGCAAGCACAGTGACCATCGGCACATCGCAGTATCAGAAGATGGTTCAGACCTCCGGCATGACCATGCGCCGTATCGCCGAAGGCACTGCTGGTGGCGAATCCACCGAGCCGAAGTTCGGCAAGCTGATGATCGACGTTCACACTTGCGAAGTCGAGCCTTGGGTCAACAACGAGACGCTGGATGATTCCTTCGTGAACCTGACTGGCCTGCTGTCCGATGAAGCCGCAATCGCTTTCGCTGAAGGTCTGGGCGCGGAATACATCACCGGCAACGGCGTTGGCAAGGGTCGCGGAATCGCCGCATACAACATGGTTGCGAACTCCGCATACGCATGGGGCAGCGTTGGCTACATCGCAACCGGCAAATCTGCGGCTTTCGCTTCCGTCGCACCTTCTGACAAGGTAATCGCGTTGCAACACGCTCTTAAGCCTCAGTATCGCCCCGGCGCTGTGTGGCTGGCAAATGATGCAACGGTCGGCGTGATGCGTCAGATGAAGGACGGCTCTGGTGCGTACTACCTGTGGCAGCCTGACCCTGCTGGTGCGTTCGGTGGCCGCTTCTTGGGCGCTCCTGTCGAGGTTGATGACAACATCGCTGACATCGGCGCTGGCAGCTTGTCGCTGGCGTATGGCAATTTCCGCCGTGCCTACACTATAGTCAATAGGGCGGGCACGACGCTAATTCGCGATAATATAACCTCAAAAGGCGTTACAAAGTTTAACTTCCGTAGACGTTCTGGTTCGGGCATCACAGATTACGCCGCGATCAAGTTTTTGAAGTTCGCTACGGGCTAGCAACACCTGTGCGGGTGCAGGCATCACCCGTAATCTTCACCAAGGAGAATCAAAATGCGTGACCTTCATGATGCAATTCGTACCAAAACTGTAATCTCGCCCATCGCAATCGGCGCACCCGCAACCAAGACTGGCATCGTCATTGACCGTCAAGGTTATGGCGGCGTTGAATTCTTGGCTTCGTATGGCGCTGTCACCACAACCGGCTCTGCTGTTGCCTTAGTAGTCAAAGAAGGCGACGTTACCGGCACGATGACATCCGTTGCCGATGCTTACCTGCTTGGCACTGAAGCGCTGGCTGGCTTGGCCGCTGGCGCTCGCGTAGCGGGTACTGGCAAAGAAGTGACCAAGCGTGTTGGCTACACCGGTCTTAAGCGTTATGTGTCTGTCGATGCAATCTCGACCGGCACTACATCGCTAGGCGTGGTTGGCGTTGCTGCGATTCTGCATGACGCTGCTTTGCAGCCTCAGGCGAACCCGTAACAGTTTCACCGCAATGAATGGGCGACATGGGAAACTGTGTCGCCTTTTTTGTTGACGCGAATAAAGACGTGTGATACTGTGTTGGCAATGGGGCAACGCTCAACCGTTGTCGGCGTGAAACCCGCCACCCTTAATCCTGTTGAGAGGAGTCAAAATGTTCGCAACTGAAGCCCTATCCCGCTTCATCCAATACGACCTCGGCACGGTGCTTGACATCGGCTCAGGTGACAACGAGCAAGCCACCGCCATGCGCGATGCTGGCATAGCAGTCACCACGTTATCCCTGCGCCCACCTGCTGACATCATCGGCGACTACATGACCGTCCCATTCGAGCCATTCGACGGCATCTGGGCAAGCCATGTTCTTGAGCATGTGCCGAACGTCGGCAAGTTCCTCGAAAAGTGCTTCGTTGACCTGAAAGACGGCGGCATTCTGTGCGTAACCGTTCCGCCAGCCAAGCACAACATCGTTGGAGGCCACCTGTCGCTATGGAACGAAGGCTTGCTGCTGTACCGGCTCATTCTTGCCGGATTCGATTGCAGCCAAGCAACTGTAGGGGTTTATGGCTACAATATCAGCGTGATCGTGCGGAAGGTGAATGCCGACCTGCCCGTGCTGGCGATGGACTGCGGCGACATTGAAAAGCTGGCACACTTTTTCCCGATGCCGGCCAGGCAAGAGCTTGATGGACAATGCGGGAATGTAAATTGGGAGTTGATGGTATGAGTGAAACAATTAAATCGAAGCACATCGCCATCCTCGGCCTCGGTGCATCCCTAGACCAATACACCGACCAAGTAAAGCGCGCGGGCGGTCGGCACGGCTTCTGCGATGAAACATGGGCGATCAATGCATTGGGAGACGTATTCGCTTGCGACCTTGTTATCCACATGGACGACATCCGCATCCAGCTTATCCGCACCGCTGCCGCGCCCGCAACCAACATCGCCGTGATGGTGAACTGGCTCAAGACAAGCAAAGTGCCTGTTGTGACCAGCCGGGCGCATCCTGATTACCCTGCGCTGGTCGAATTCCCGCTTGAGGACGTGCTGAACCACTTGGGGCATGATTACTTCAACAACACCGCCGCCTATGCGATTGCGCTGGCGATTCACGTTGGGGCGACGAAGATCAGTTGCTTCGGCCTCGATTATTCCTATGATAGCACCCACAAAGCCGAGAAAGGCCGCGCCTGTGTTGAATTCTGGCTCGGGCAGGCTCACGCAAGGGGGATTGAAATCGCCCTGCCAACCAACACCTCGCTGATGGATTCAAACTGCCCGCAAGCGGCCAGGCTGTACGGTTATGATTGCGTTGACGTGGGCTTCAACATCGAAGAAAACGGGCATCTTACGCTTTCGTTCAAAGAGCGTGATACACTACCGACTGCGGAAGCCATTGAGCAAAGTTACGATCATGGCAAGTCGATAGCAGAGCAGCACAAATCTTTCAAGGAGGATGACCATGGCGAAGTGTGAAATACTTGAAACATTCAAAGGTTCGCAAGACGGGCGGTTCACCGAGACATTCGAGGCCGGAACGACTGCCGAAATCAGCGAGTACCTGATTGCCTGCGCGCCGAAGGGTGCGCTGAAGATTGCCGGTGAAGCTCCGGTAGTTGAGAACAAGGCGACGATCACCACGACATCGCGCTCCAAAGCAAAATGACCAATACGATGAAAATCCCCGTGCGCGAAATCACGAAGAACCTCACCATCACGCTCACGGTGAACAAGTACGAGCTGTGGCTGCGCTTAAAACTGGCTGCGCTGATTATCCGCTTTGGTTGCTTCGTTGGCGGGTGTAAATTTGAGCTGGAGGTTAAAACGAAATGACAACCGCATCTAATCCAGAACTCGTGAAAGAAGTATTTGAATACTTGCGTTCAAAATTCGAGATACCTGACAATGTTGTCAATTTGACATTGTATTTGCGTCTGGATAATTTAGTGGAAATTCATTGCGAATACTATCCGAATAAGAAAGAATCGCCATGACCATCGTAGTCTACACCCAGCCGACCTCAGAGCCGGTTTCGATCAGCGAGGTAAAGGCCATGCTGCAACTCGACGAGATGAACTTCGAGCTACCGCCTTCCGCGCCGACTGCTGCTTTGGCAACAACGCCTATCGCTGGCAACGTGGACAACGGGGCGCACCGTTATGGTGTAAGTTTCCAGACCGCCGATGGCGAGACTGACTTGGGTACGGCTACCGCACCCGTCACCGTTGCTGACAAAACAGTAAACGGGCAGGTATCACTGACAGCAATCCCTCTTGGCGGCGCAATGACAACCGCCAGGAAGCTCTACAGGACGTTGGCGGGGGGTTCGGCATACTATCTGCTCACCACGATCTCAAACAACACAGCAACGACCTACACAGACAACATCGCAGACGCATCGCTAGGGGCGCAAGCTCCAACCGTCAACACGACCAGCGACCCGCTGCTGAACATGATGATTAAGACGGCGCGTATGCAGGCCGAACAGGAATTGCACCGCTACCTCATCACCCAGACGCTCGATTACTTTGACGACGACTTCGACCATCCGATTCAACTCCCACCGATTCAAGGCTCAACGGTAACGCATATCAAGTATCTGGATTACCTCGGCGCGGAACAAACGCTTGCAACAAGCCAATACATCATTGACAGCAAGGCGCGCAACTCCCCGACCAAGATAGTCGAAGCATACGGCATCGTATGGCCTTCTGTGTACGACCAACCAAATTCTGTGACCATCCGCTTCACCGCAGGCTACGGGGCTGCTGCTGACGTTCCTGCCTGCATTAAGCACTGGATGCTTTGTCGGATACGGACGATGTGGGACAACCGCAGCGAGTTCGTTATGTCGGCAACGACACGCGGGGCATTGATTGCCATGCCGAATCAATTCATCGACGGGATGTTGGATAGCGAGCGGGTTACGGGCAGGATATGAACCTCAACACCCGCATCCGCATAGAGCGTCCCGTAATCACCGCAGACCCTGTGTACGGTGGCGAGGTGACGACATGGGCGCTCGTCGGGCTGGCATGGGCAGAAGTTGTGGATAAATTACCAAGCCGCGACGAGGGTCTGCTGGACGTGATTACTCTGTCGAGCATCCGCGCGCGCGTGAGGCTCCGCTACCGCACAGACATTGACGCATCCTGCCGCTTCATCATCATGCGACCTGACCCTGCGACATGGCAGATCATCGGCGGGCCAGCGATGGTTGGCAACCGCGAGGCCGTCGAATTCCTTTGCGAAAAGAAATCGAGCTGATATGACTGAAACCACATTAAAAAACACGATGCACATTAAAGGGCTTGCCGAACTCGGCAAGTTCATGCAGGAGCTACCGCAAAAAATTGAGCGCAACGTGCTCCGCGCAGCCCTGTCCGCAGGCGCGCAGGTTGTCAAGGAGGCAGCGAAAGCCAACTGTCCGGTTGGTGAGACAAGTTCAGAGAATAAGCGCATTTATGGCGGCTATGCTGGTGCGTTGAAAAAAAGTATCCGCGTCGGTTCAAAAATCAATCTGCGCAAGGGGCAAGTTGTTGCATACGTCCGAGCTGGCGGGAAGTCTCGCAAGTCCACGGCTGATACCTACTACGCGCATATTATCGAATATGGAGCAGTGGGACACAGGATCGGTAGCAAGAAATACAACAATCGCCTTTACATCGAAAAGTATGGGCGATGGGTACAAGGGCCGGTAAACCATCCTGGTATGAAAGGCAAGCCTTATATGCGCCCAGCACTCGACGCAGAATCCGAACGCGCCATACTGGTGATTGCGAACTTCATCCGCAACCGGCTTGAGCAAAAGCATGGACTGGACACGAAGAGTATTGCGATAGGGGAGGAAGAATAATGTCTGGCACAGCCATAATCCGCAGCCTCCTCGCCGCGAACGCACCGCTTGTCGCAGTCATTCCTGCCGCCCGTATCTTTGCAGGTGCAATCCCGATCAATACCGTGCTGCCGGCAATCGCCGTGACGCAAATATCCGGGGTACAGCGTAACACTTTGGCAATGAATGCCGCATCCTATCTGGTGACGGACAGGGTGCAGGTGACAGTCCTATGCTCGACCTACGCCTTGCAGAAGTCCTATATGGCATTGATACGCACAGCCTTGCCGAATACCAGAGGAACGATCAACGGCTTCGTGACGGATAGCATTCTGCAAGACACGGACGGCCCAGACCTGTATGATGGGGCTGTGCCGGTGTACCAGCAGTCGAAGGACTACATGGTAAAATTTCAACGATAGAAAGAATACGCCCCTCCGAAGAGGGGCTTTACCTGACATTTTGTATCCCGCGAGGGATGGAGAGCAGGAAACTCGTGAAGCGAATTATACACAACAGGAGGATGACATGAAAGTTTTTATGCTTAAAACGGTAAATGGCAAGGTGAACGGTGTCGTGATGGGGCCATATAACGAAGGCTTTAAATACGACCTAGACACCGAGCGCGCTCAGTTGTTCATCGGGTCGGCTATGGCGGAACCTGTAATCCAGTACACTCCTATTTCAGAGGTTACCAATATTGGCGATACAGTGGAGTTCACGGCACCTTTAGCTGGATTGCAAGTTGAAAACCCAGAAGCTCAAGCAATTATTGATTCTCAGATTGCGAACGGGGAAACATCTGGCAGATTCAGAGGTAAGCGTTTGCTTGTCTAAAGTTTTTGTAGTAAAGTATCAAATGTAAGTGCAATTTTTATAACCCGCCCACGTCGAGACGACGGAAGCGACCCCGCAGTATATCGCGGGTTCCCATTGAAGGAGAATCATCATGGCAGTAGAAACGTCAGCAACAACGCTCTTGAAAATTTCGGCTGGCGTACCAGCCACTTTCAACGTGGCGGGGTATGCAGCACTCTCGTACACGACCGTGGGCGAGGTAACAAACATCCCTGAATTTGGCCGCACATTCTCGCTTGTCACACACAAGCCGATTGCCACTCGTGGCGAACAGAAATTCAAGGGCGGCTTCAATGAAGGCTCTATCGGCGTGGCTCTTGGCCTTGACACGGATGATGCCGGGCAAATCCTGATGAAAGCAGCCGCGCTGTCTGACAGCCTGTACGCTTTCTCGATCACCCTTCCGTCCGGCGACGTGTACTACTTCCAAGGCTTGACCATGAGCTTCAAGGTCAATGTTAGCTCAGTGGACAACATCTCAACCGCAACCGCGACCATCGAACTTACCACATCGAACACTGGTGTTGGTATCGTCGAATCGCTTGCTGCTTAATAGGGGGCTGACATGGCTACCTCTTTGACAGCAAAAGTCGGGTGTTCGCTTGCCGCAGAATTCGCAAACTCTCTTGACGTTGGTTCGGTAAGCTACCCAGTGCAGTACGGGGCAAATTACCTGCTGACAGATGGGACCGGGGCGAATCAGGCGAAGTCTGTTTTCACCGACACCAGAACCCTCACAGCATCTGCTGAAGAAAACCTTGACCTCGCCGGAGTTCTCACTGATGCCTTTGGCAACTTGATTACCTTCACCAAGATCAAGGCAATCATCATCACGGCTGCTGCCGGAAACACAAACGATGTGATTATCGGCAACCACGCTACAGCGGCTTT